TAGAAACTTTTTACGAGCCATAGTGATTCTCTGTATAGATATTATTATAAAATTATTTTTATTATTTATATTCAAAAGTATGACGTATTCAGGAAGATACAAAGTATCAAATCTCAAGAAATATAAGGGTGATTTTAATAGCGTGTACTATCGATCTATGTGGGAACGTGCATGTTTTAAGTGGTGTGATGAAAGTCCAAAGGTTAAAGAGTGGTCATCAGAAGAAGTAGTCATACCATACTTTTATGACGTTGATAAAAAATATCATAGATACTTTATGGATCTTAAAATAAAAACAAATGAAAACAAAATAATATTAGTTGAGATAAAACCAGACAAACAGACACGACCACCTGAAGGACAAAGAAAGACTAAACAATACATTGCAGAAGGATTAGCATATGTTAAGAATCAATGTAAGTGGAGAGCTGCAAAAGAATATGCTGATGATAGAAAGTGGGACTTTCAGATATGGACAGAACATACTCTTCAACAAATGGGCATATTATCCAAACCAGTGCCCGGTAAGCTAAAGAAGCTCAAAGCATTTCCATCATTTAAGAAAAGGCGTAAAAAATGATATAAATAGTGTTATGGCTAATATTTTTCAAAATCTACAAATCGCTGCTTTTCGTGCAGGTATAACACCAAGAACTAAACAATCTAGAGATTGGTTTAGGCAAAAAGCTCGTCAGTTAAGTACAAGTAGACTAGATTTAATGAAACAAGAACCTTTACAATTGAGAAATAGACATGGCATTGGTAATATGTACATGTATTTTTATGATCCTAAACACAAAGATACTTTACCTTATTATGATAGATTTCCATTGACCATTGTTGTTGAACCAGCGAAAGGTGGATTTTTAGGTTTAAATTTGCATTATCTACCTATGGTATTAAGAGCAAAATTGTTGGACGGATTGATGGAAACAACAAATAATAATAAGTATGATGATTCAACAAAATTTACTGCAACTTATCAACAGCTAAAAGGTGCTGCTAATTTAAAACCATTTAAACCATGTTTAAAGCATTATCTAATTAGTAATGTTAAAAGCAGATTAGCTTTGGTACCATCACCAGAATGGGAAATTGCTACCTTTCTTCCAACTGCATCCTTTGCTAAAGCTTCAGCTGGTAAAGTTCACTCAGATTCAAGGAATATAATTTAAATGGCATTTTCAGTACAAAAAATACAAGAGCAAGCATCAAAAGCTGGTGGATTTGCAATGCAACATCAATTTGTTGTTGTATTACCACGAGTTCCAAATACAATAGTCGAGTCAAGAGACATAAACATTTTATGTAGACAAGTCAATATACCTGGTAGACAGATGACCAGTTTAAATAGAATCATAGGTGTAAAAGGGCAAGAAGTATCATATGGTTTTGTAGAAGATGATGTAACCATGGAATTCTATGTTATGAATAACTGGGGAATCAGATCTTATTTTGAAGAATGGCAAAATTTAGTCTTAAATCAAAATACTAAGTATGTTGGATATGTAAACGATTATGGCAAAAACATTAGAATACACGCTCTCAAAAAAGGATTAGATTTTAATTTTGATGCTGTGAGAAAAGCTAGAAACGTTGAATCTTTACTAAATCTACTAGGAATAAATATTGATATCGATTTTAATTTTAGTCAAAAAACGAGTTATGGCGTTGAACTCGAATCAGCATATCCTAAAACAATCAATGCTATACAATTAACGAATGATCTTGATGGGTTACTGTCTTTATCAGTAACTTTTGCTCATAGACAATGGAGAAGAATATAATATGGCTTTACCTAAACTAAACAGCTCACCAGAGTATACTCTTACAATACCTTCAACGGGACAAGAAATAAAATACAGACCTTATCTTGTAAAAGAAGAAAAGGTATTGATGATGGCTGCAGAATCTGAAGATGAAAAGCAAATGTTTAATGCAATCATCAATACATTAAAAGCATGTATTAAAGATGAAATAAATGAAAATACTTTGGCAATCTTTGATGTAGAATATATGTTTACACAAATAAGATCTAAATCTACTGGTGAACTAATTAAACTCAGACCTAAATGTGAAAGTTGTGGAGAAGAAAACAATGCTGCAATTAAGCTAGATGATTTAAAGGTTGATGTACCAAAAGATTTAAATAACATAATTGAATTGACTGATAATATATCTGTTAAGATGAGATGGCCGTCATATAAAGATGTAGTTAATGGAGATTATACTTCCGAACAACAAGTAAAAGCCACATTTGGTTTGATGGGAAAATGTATTGATTCTATCATAACTAATGATGAACAGATATTAATGGGTGATATACCTGAAAAAGAAACTCAAGATTTCATAGAAGAAATGACGTCAGACCAGTTTTCTAAACTTGGCTCGTATATAGAAAAAATGCCAAGACTTAAACATACTATACAATTTAATTGTAGAAGTTGTAATACTGAAAATAAATTACCATTGGAGGGTTTGCAAGCTTTTTTTTAATATCCCTTTCTCATGATAACTTAGTTAGTTATTACAAAACGAACTTTCAGCTTATGCAGAATCATAAGTATTCGTTAGAAGATTTAGAAAACATGATGCCATGGGAGAGGGAGATTTATATAACATTATTAGCACAGTTTATCAAAGAAGAGAATAAACGTATGGCAGAACAGAATAGGAACATGTAATGGCAGCAACATTAGACGATATTAAAAAAGAACTCATAGCAAATAGAAAAGTCACTGATGACATTCTTAAAACTAATACTGCATTAGTGTCTGAGATGACTGAATATTTCAAAGATCTAAAAGAAGCAGCCCGTAAGAATTTGCTAAATCAAAAAGAAAACAAAAGAGAAGCAAAAGCAACTACACCCGGAGCTTTTGGTAAAGCATTTGCTGCACAACAACCAAAAGGAAAAGGATTGTTTGGTATCCCGGGACTTGGTGTATTACAAACTTTACTAGGTTCGCTTGCAGCTGTAAGTTTAGCTTTGGCTGGACTTAGAGGGTGGGAAAAAGCAGCATTAAAAAATATTGGATCAATAACAAAATCTATTGGAATGCTTTTTCCTAAATCTGTTGGAAACTCAATTCAGAATAGCTTTTTAAAATTAAGAAAAGCTTTACTTACATCGGTAGGATTAGATGCTACCCTTAAAAAGTTTGGAAATCCTAAGTCTGGATTAAAAACTTCAGTAGGTGCTCAGATATTTTCTAGGTTTGAAAAATTTAGAGGTAGATTACTCAATAGCATCGGTCTTGGTGTAGATGGTAAACCAATAGTTGTAAGAGGAGAACAAGGATTACGAGTTCCTGTTCTTAGTAGAATTACTGGAGCTTTAAACAAAGTATTTGAACCTATTATAAGAGTATCTGATGGTATTTTTGATTATTTTAAAAGTTCTAGAGGTGTTGTAGGATTTTTAAGAGGGTTAGGATTTGTAGGTGGAGCCGCAGCTACACTTGCTGGTGGAACAGTTGGAAGAGTTGCAAGGATAGCTAGCCCAGTAGCAACTGTGATGGGAAAAATACTTTTACCTCTAGGAATATTGATGTCAGCAAAAAAGGCAATTGATGAGTTCTTTGCCTCACCTGAAGGTACACCATTATCAGAAAAGCTTGAGAAAGCAGCTTTTGCATTCTTAGGAGATTTTATTGGTGCACCGCTCAACTTATTAAAAGACGGTGTTTCATATCTGTTTAAAGCTGCTTTTGGCATTGAAACAGATAAAGATGGAAACGTATTACCAGGCCAAGGAGTAGGTGGAAAGATCGCTGAAGTAATTGACAAATTTGATTTTGTAGCATTAATAAAGAACATACCTGATTTTGTCAGAACAGTTATTAATAATATTTTAGGGTTCCTTAAGGATCCTATAGGAGTTGGAAAAGATGTACTAGGCGATGTAATTGGAGGACTCAAGAATTTACTTTTTAGTGCTATGAGGGCTCTATTATATGCAATTGATATACCCGGTGCAAAGGAGATAGCTGATACTTACTTTATGACTAATGAACAAAAGCAAGCTAAAATTCAAGAGCAAATTAATCAAACTTCAATGGAACTAGAAGCTGAAAGATATGTTAATAGTTTAATAAGAAAAAGTTTAGAAAACGAATTGGTATTTGATGAGATTACTCCTGGAGGTAGAAAGAGACTTGATAACCCACTTCAAGAAGCGGAGAACAGTCTTACAATAAAAAGGTTAAATATTTCAACTAATCTTTTAGCCGAAAAAATGGAACAACTAATGAAAGAGAATAAAGAATTATTACAAAAAATAGGTGAAGGAGCGTCAACTTCAGTTGTCAATGCCCCGACCAACAATGTAAACAATGTCAGCCAGGGCATTAATTATCCATTTCCAGGCGCTATCACTAACGCCTTAGAATATCGTTAATCAGCCTGAGCTAATTTAGCGAAGTAACTCATAGTATCATCTGCATCATCAGCAGCTGACATCTGTTCAGCGGTTACAGGTTCAACACTCTTTAATTCAGGCGGAGGAGTGGACTCTCCTAACTGACTATCCTGTTTTAAGGTATTGGATCCAGCATCAACTTGTTCGCCTAGAACT